AACTCAAAAATATTTGGGTAGAGAAATATCGACCAACTAAACTGGCCGATATGGTCTTATCTGATAATCTTCGTTCTTTTGTTGAAGAGTGTCAGCGAAAGCAAGAGATACCCAATATACTCTTAGTAGGTAATGCGGGTACAGGTAAGACAACGTTAGCCAAGATTCTCATTAACGAGATTTTAGACGCACAATACCTTTATATTAACGCTAGTGAGAAGAACGGTATTGATGAAGTCCGTACCTCTATTTTGACTTTTGCTCAAACTAAAAGTATAGATGGAAAAATTAAAGTTATCTTCCTAGATGAATTCGATAACTTTACTGATGCTGGACAGCGAGCGTTACGTAACGTTATGGAGGAGTATGCAGGTAATACTCGTTTTATTCTTACCGGTAACTATCTGCATCGTATCATTCAGCCTATTCAGTCTCGGTGTCAGGTCTTTACCGACTTTACACCGCCTATTAGAGAATACGCAAAGCGAATTGTTTATATTCTTAGAACTGAGAATGTTTCTTTTGACGAAGAGCAAGTCAATAGACTTAAAGAAGTTATTAGATATAACTACCCTGACCTACGAAAGATAATTAATTTTGTACAGCGTAATGTTATACAAAATAAACTCTGTATTAAAGATACAATTAATAATGAGGATTTCGCGCAAGAGATTCTAGAAAAACTTCTTAACAAAGAAGACTTAATGTCTTTGCGTAGACTTGTTATTGAAAACGAACAATCGTTTGGTAATGATTACCCTAAACTTCTTAAGGACTTATTTAATTCAGTCTATAAGAGCTCTTTACCAGAAGATAAAAAGAGACTTGCATTGCTGCAAGTCTCGGATAATCTTTATAAAAGCGCTTTAGTTATGGACCAGGAGATTAACTTCTTTAGCTGCCTGATTGCTCTGGCTCAGTTTCTACAGTAGACCAAGGTGGCCAGTTTTGAAAAGGGCTACTTGCATTACCTGGTTTTGCAGGTATTTCTTTAACTAAAGCTTCTTCAGAGCTATCCATATCTTCCTCTGAAGCTAATTGCGAGTCTAGCCCCATAGCCTGTCTGGCTAGTTTACTTGCTAAAGCTACTTTATTATTTAATTTTTCAGAATTATCATCCATACTTGCAGGATCTTCCATACTTGCAGGATCTTCCATATCTGTTTGATCTATTTCTGCGGCAGGATCTTCTTCTACTTCTTCGTAACCTACTTCTTCGTAGTTGGCACCTGCCCCCATTGCTCCAATATCTTCTTTAAGCATTCTACCGTATATATTTTCATACGATTCTTTTAGCTCTTTAGCTTTTTCCATACCTTTTGGTTTCGAAGGCTTGCTATCATCATAGTTATTAGAATTATCTAATTTAGTATTCTTTGTTGCAAGCTCATAATCTCCTTTCGGGGCGCGAGTTTGTTTTTTACCTACTTTAGTTTGTTCGTCTATTGCAGCATCTTTGTTTGGCTTGTCCTTACTAGCTTCAAGTGGTTTCTGATAAGCCCGTTGCTTGTCTTTTTGATTAGCCGGTACAGGGGGTAGATCAATAAGCGGATTAGCTGTTTCTAAACACTCAACGGGTATAGTTACTAAATTGCGCCAAAAACTAGGTGCAACTTCTTCATAGCAATCTGCAAGTGTTGCAGGGGCATCCGTACCACCCATAGCGCCGTAACTGTTGCTGAAATGGGAATTATGTAAACGACCGACACGAATGTTGTTACCGGTCTTAGTAATATCTTCAATACGTTGTTTTACGTTTTCCCCTAAAGCTTTATAACATTCTAAATTTTTATAGTTAGACTTAAGCTTAACTACATCTCCTGCTAGGAATCCTGCCCCGTTTTGAAAACGACTATAAATTGTTTCAAAAAGTGGATTAAACTTACTGTTTTTCATGTGTATTATTACTTACTCTCTCCCTAAGTAATTTACAATGCCGTCGCTTACTTTTACAGGTCTACAGAAAATACAGATAACCACCAAGAACTATACTTATTCGGATCTGCATTTGGATTTTACTAATCCTATTTCTAAAGACCTAACTTCTGATTACGACGTTGCTGCAGTAAAAAATTCATTAACGAACTTATTTAATACTATTCCTGGTCAAAACTTATTAAATCCAATTTACGGATTAAACCTAGTCCGGTTTTTGTTTGAGCCTCTTAATGAAGTTAACGGGCGCCTTATAGGTAATGCTATAGTAGAAGGCATTACAACATTTGAACCTAGAGTTATAATAAGAACAGTAGATGTTGAGGTAAATGAAGACGAGCAAACTTATTACATAACATTAAATATTTTAATACCCATATTAGATGCTGAAATAGAAATACCAGGCACTTTAAGTAAAACCGGGTTTACTTTAAATTAACAATGTCAACTATATCTACAGACAATACTGATCTCAATATACAGCCGAATGAATATATTGCTTTTGATGCAGTATCTTTAAGAGAGTTTATACGTACCCGTTTATCTGAAAGTGGGTTATTTACGGATCAATATTTAGAGGGCTCTAATTTAACAGCTATAACAAATATAGTTGCTTATTCTTTTCATACTCTAATGTTTTATTTAAACAAGACTTCATCTGAGTCTATGTTTAGCGAAGCTCAAATTTATGAAAACATAAATCGTATTGTTAAGCTTATAAATTATTCCCCGGTAGGTCCTCAAACAGCTACCCTTACTTTTACTTGTAGTGCGACCAGCTCTCTTACTTCTGGTACTTATACAATACCTAGATATTCTTTTATAAGAGTAAACAACACGACATATTGTTTTAACAGTGATATTTCATTTAATAAATCTCTTTCTGGGGAGCAATTTTTAGATAATATAGGAAGCCAGACTTTACTCTATCAAGGTAAGTGGACAGAATATCCTTTATATACCGCGCAAGGAGCAGTAAATGAAACAGTATTTGTAGCTCCTGGTAGCGGGGTAAATGTCGATCATTTTAATATTGATGTTTATGTAAGAGATATAGTTACAAATAAATGGGAGCAATGGGAACGTACAGACTCTTTATATCTAGAAAATTCTACCGCAAAAAAATATGAAGTCCGGTATAATGAATCTCGTAACTATGAAATTAAATTTGGAGACGGTATTAACGGCAAAAGGTTAGCCTTAAACGACGTAGTAGCGGTATACTATTTACAGTCTCTTGGTTCTGACGGAGAAATTGGCGCCAATGAGATTTTAAATCTACCTGCTGTAGTGTACAACACAGCGCAATTTAATATAATTAAAAACGATGTATTTAGTCCAGATTTAACTTATTTAGACGATACAAATATTAATACATTAAGTTTTGATAATGCTAACCCTTCTACATTATACACAATACCTGAATCTGTAGACAATATAAGAAAAAATGCCCCGGGTAGTTTTAGATCTCAATATAGATTAGTTACTAGTTCAGACTTTGAAAACTTTGTTAGGACTTCTTTTAATAATATTATTCAAGACGTTAAAGTTTATAATAATACTGATTACGTTAATAATCATTTACGTTACTTTTATGATATTGGCTTGACAGATCCTAATCAAGACTCTAGAGTACTTTATAATCAAATTGCGTTTGCAAACTCTTGTAACTTTAATAACGTATATGTTTACGCTCTGCCAAGAGTTACTTCTAACAGTAAAATTGCTTATCTTACCCCTGCACAAAAAAGCTTAATACTTTCCTCTTCTACATCTAAAAAAACTCTTACTTCAGATCTTATTATAATGGACCCTGTTTATAAGACCTTAACAGTAGGTTACAAGAATACAACTGAAACCGACGTTGATACTATTGTTGAGCAGTCCAGATTAGTAATTACTCTGCAACGCACTGCTAAGCTTTCAACATATTTAATACAAAATAAAATTAAAGGAATCTTTGAAAGCTTTTTTGCGCCAACGAGATTAACATTAGGGTATACTGTAGATCTAGTCGAGCTAACAGGACTTATTAAAGATGTGCCTGGAGTTGAAAATATTTTTACACAGAGATTAGATACCGGGGATATTGTCGAGGGTGTTTCTTTAGTTGTATGGAATCCTTCTTACCCTAAAAACGATCTTACAACTACCACAAAAA